AGCGGCTACTGCTTGCTTAGAGATAACGCCACAACCAGATCCAATGCGCTCAAAGCTATAAATGAACGGAGGGCCAATGTATGTGGCAGTATGTACATCCACATCAGTAAACAGAATAGTCGCTCCACGGATGCGTTTAGCGCACATTAAAGAGCCAATAGTGGTTAACTCAAAGTCACCAGCTTGGTTAGTGGCAGCAGGAGTCCATACAGTATTGTTTTCTTGGTCACACCATTGGACTTTACGAGGATTACCACCTGCACCCAACGCAAATAAGAATCGTTCTTGAGTAACAATAAGACCTGTACAGCTAGTTGGTGCGTTAGTAATGGCAACCGCATCATTAGCAGTATTTAATTGCCACTCAAGCAACTTACCATCTTTAGATGAACAAGCAACCAGATACTCACCAAAGGTATCCAAACTCCAAGTAGTAGCAGGGGTGTATGAGCCTAAATCTGGTCTAGCAACACCATAAGCTGCTGTTCCATAAGTACCATAGCCATAACCAATTTTAAGTACTGCATCTGCGTCACCAACAGTAAAACTTGTAGGTGTAATGTCAAACAAAGTACCAGCTTCATTCATTACATATAGCTTTGAATGTGTACCAATTCCGATACGTCTGTTATTTGAGTTATCACGCCAGTTAATCAGACCACGGGCTAAACCTGTCATTTGATTAGTAGAACGCTTTCTCCATCCACCTACTGGACGGATAGTGTTTTCGTACCAACGTACTAGATTTGCGCTATTCCAACGTCCTTTAGACTGATATTCAGTCCCGTTTTTGTATACGCCTGGAGGAATTTTTAGTGGAATGTATGCCATATCTGTATTCTATATCGTTGGTAGATTGGACACAAAACTCATTGTGACAATAGCCGATGGTACTGCTGGTCGTGTTGGGCTTGTGCTTGTCCCAAAATGCTCAATACTTACACCAGTATTTTCAGTTCTCCACATAATTTCAATGTAATCGTTTGAATTCATACTTACAAAAAAGTTCAATGCAGCAATGATATGGCTAGGGTCGCCAGTGCCTTTTCTTGCTACCAAGTGAAATCTGCTGTTTGAATTGGCAATATTTGTCCCATTTTTGCGAAACCAGATATCCACATCTTGACCATCGCTTGTGGTGTTTTTTAGTTGAATGGAAAACTGCAAGTTCCAGATTCCGGCATCGGCCACAGTGATTCTTGACCCACTGGCAATTGTCACACCATTAGCAAAGTCTGTAGTATTGAATGTAACGGCATAAGCAGTTGTGGTATTGGCGGCAACTTGGTCTGTAGAGTCTTGAAAAGCCCCATGAGGATTATTCAAGTATTTGCCACCCAATGGACCAATAACAGACTGTATTGCGTTAACTAACTTAGTAAAAAACAACCTCAAAAGTCCATTATTTTGATTCTGAAGACTTTGAGAATAGACAATTCCTGATGTACCCAAAGAAGGTATAGCAGGAATATCTAGTTGTTGTTTTACATTAGCCATTACTTTTTAAGCCATGTCTGCCAAACAGCACCAGCAGCAATGACTAACCCACCAATCCACAAAACTGGTTGAGCAATAGATGCTATCCAGTTAAGAACCTTTACAGCACCCTTGGCAGCGTCAATAGCTTCTACAAGGTCTTTAGTGTTCTTATCTATCTCATCTACCTTTGCTTCAACAGCTAGTAGACGCTCATAGATTTGCTCATGGCTTACATCGCTCATGGCGCATCAGGCCAAGTAATAGTCCAAGGGAAACCTGTCTGCGTAGTTACATCACGCAAGGCTTGACGATAGGTAGCCCATACTGCTTTGTCAACAGGAGCATCAGCTACTTGTGTCCAATCACAGTCTTTCAGTTTCTCATCCCTTGAAGCACGAACACTCTTAGCCTGTTCAGCATCCTTAGAAGCCTTGTATTCAACTTCTTGTTCAGCAGCAGTAGTAGTTACACCATCAACCACTTGGTCAATGAAGACAGGGCCAAGGATATATTTGGTGTACCACTTACCATCTACTTGCTCTACACCATAGGCTTGAGAGTATTGGTAAACAGTACCACCAGTAGCTTGTGCGCCTTCAAAGACTACATCAGCACCCAAAGCCTCTAAGACTTCAGTTGTTGTTATGTCCCATGATGGGCCGCCATTGGCTTTTGTGTATGCACGAAATTCTGCTTCGTACATGACTGCGCCTGTTGATTGAATTCTGATTTGCATTTTAATTACCTCAAGCAATTGCTAAAAATATGTATGTTGCGCCATTGGTATTGGCATTAGAGCCAGACACCTCGTTAACAACAAAACCTGTGCTATCTGTGTCTAACCAATCTTCACCAGTAACTTCTGCGTTTGTGTTATTTAATTCAAGGTAGGGGTCGCTACCAGAAACAATCCCTCGTGCCGAATCTGAAATCATCCAGTCACCTGTACCGCTTGTTTTCTTGATGAGTACAAACCTTGACCCACCTGTAAAGCCACAATTTATTGTTTGGCTAGAGCCATTGCCTGTGTATGAACCAACTTTGGAAACACCAGCGCAAGTTGCAAAAAGGTATTGAACGTAAGTACCACTACTAGCACTTTGAGTTGAACCAAGCGTAAATTGTGTAGATGTTGGGGCAGTGTCGTTCCACAAAGTAGTACCAGTACTAGGAGCATCATCCGTCTGCAAACGCATATATTTTGTTGCACCAAGAGTTGCAGAATAAACCGCCCAACCAGCCACAGCATCTCTGCGTCTTGAAATCATTAATTCAGGCACTGCCGCTAAATTGTGTGTCAATGTTTGCGCTGCACCAGTACCTGTATAGCAAACCTCATCAAAGAATGATGGGGCGCGTTTGAAGAAATAGTTGATGTAGTTGTAACTGCTGCCGTTTGTTGCTGTGTAACCAGTAGACGGAAGCGTCATACCATCTTGGTCAAATGACGTTATAAAGTTAATGGACGTGTCTTCAGCATCAGTGAAGGCTGCGGAAAGGCGATAACCTTGCTTGCGTAATCTATCAAAAAAGTTGAACGATCTATCAACATTTGAAGTACCTGTATCTTTGGGTTTTATTAGCGCCGTATCAGGTGAAAAACCAACACCAGTAATAGTAGCAGCAGCACTTGTACCAGCACGAGCCAACGGATAAAACACCTTAGTACCATCAGTAGGCACTTTCATCGGGCCTTTGCGGATGGCTATGTAGATCCAAGTGTCGCTACCGCCTACTTGAGCATCAGCAGTAACGCTAAAACCTGTAGCTGTTGGCTTAAAACTGCCGGGGGTCGAAGTTGTTTCAGAGCCGCTTGTGTTTGGGAATAGGTTAGCAGTTCCTGTTTGGCTTAATTCTCGCATAGTGTCCAAAACAAGCCAGTTACCGCCCGGAGAAATAGAACGTTTTGCAAGAATCCATTGAGCTTCATACCCAAGATTAACTGTAGCATTGCCTGAACCATCAGTAGTAAAAGACCCACACGAAATCACATTGTCCGTACCCGTTAGGCCAAAGCCTCCTGCGTCATGGGCGAAGATGTAGGCTACGTAGGTTGCGCCTGCTGTGTTCATAGCATTGCCAGAAGCATCGTTTACAAGGGCTGGAGCAAAACTTGTACTTGTCATTGCAGACGAAAAGTTCTGATTTGTATAAAGCGCTGCGCCAGTTGTATTTAAACTTAGTCCGGTTACAGATGCACTAACAGAATTAGCCCGATGCCAAACACCCCATGCAGAAGTGCTATCAGTTCGCTTACAAATAATACATCCGGGTACAGAGCCTAAATTATGTGATACACCAGCACCGGGATATGGGACATCCCCAGAAAAAGTCACAACATCAAAGAACTTTGGTTGCTTGCGGAATGTCCATGAGGCGTATTTGTCTGGAGATATATTTATGTCGGCGTTATCGTTTGGGCCGATTGAAAATCCAGTTGTATTAAAGGCCGTTAATTCTTGTCCAACTCCAGCAGTAAGTTGACCAACGATGGAGTTAGACCGAAGAAGATTACGAACACCTCTGGCAGTGTCATACCAAGCAAACCCACCATAAGCGTTTGTTCGGTTTTTAATGAAAACCAAACCACCTTTGGTAGACAAGTCAATACCGTTGGTGATGGTCTGCGTAGAGTCGTTGCCTGTGTACAGCCAAGTGCTGAATACGTCTTCGATGTAGTTCGGCACAACAGGAACACCACCACCAAAGGCATCATAAGAAGCCGCACCACTTGTTGCTTGTAATGGCATAGTGTTAAGCCTTAAATTGTGTGTTGCTTGCCAAGACTGTGAAAGTCGCACTACCTGTCTTGATAATCAAATAACGATAGCTATCGATGCCACTAGCATTACCCGCAGTAGGCGCACCACCTAGCCACCTAGTAGTCACTCCAGAAGTCGTGCCATCCACCTGAACAGCAGAGTTGTAGTAAGCAGTAGCGCCTTGAGTGACCAAGAAAGCCACAGTCATTGACTGACCCGTACTCATCAAAGTATCTAATGAAGTACCGCTAGAGCCTCTGAAGTTAACAGTCCAGTTAGCACTTGCGTTACTTGTGTAATACAAGACTGACTGAGTGGTAATGTCATAGTTAATCGTGCCAGTAGCCGCAGTTGCTGATACTGTAGCTACCTCTGCTGCATCGTTGAGAACAATCGCTGTCTTTGAGCTTGAGCCAGAAAATGTATTGGTTCCTGTAAAGGTTTGATCTGCTGCAAGTGAAACATCACTAGGAGCCGCAAAACCCAATGTTCCAGATCCATTGGTCTTTAAAACATAGTTTGCTGTTGAATCAGCAGTAGGCAATGTAAAGGCAGTAACAAAGCTTTGCAAGTTAGCGTCATAAGCCAACACATCTGTGCTGATTGCCAAACCAAGCGCAGTTCTAGCGGCAGAAGCAGTAGCACCACCAGTACCACCTTTGGTAATCTTTAGTACTGGACCAGCATCAAACAATGCATCAATAGAGTCCAGATCAGTATTGATCTTCGTACCCCATGTGTCTGTGGATGCGCCAACTTCTGGCTTGGTTAAGCCTAGATTTGTGGTGGTTGTATCTGCCATGTTTTACCCCTAATAGTCTGAACTTTATACAGAAACTGTTGTCCAGATTTCGGACACATCTGCTTCTGTTTCCCATTTCTTTCTAGCATTAATCACAACACTAGAAGTATCAATAAGTATTGCCTCAAAAGGCCGCTTGCGGTTATAGAAAATATCTAAAACACTTGTTGAAACAATATTTACATTACCAACCGCATCCAATCCACCTGCCGCTGTCATTACAGAAGCATCAACAATTGCAAGTGACGCACTTGAAATCTTTACCGCATCTACAGATACTGTACTGCTTGAGAAAATCTCAAACTGAGCATCTTTAATCTTCTCACCAGCAACAACTACAGTAGAGGCATCAACGATTGCAAGCGAACCTAAGTACGCTCCAAAGGAGTAAGCTCCTCCACTATAATCGCCACGCCCGTAAGCAGCCATGTTATGCCAATGTTATAGACAAGCTAGAAGCAGGAATGCGGAAAATATCACCATCATTGATTGCTTTAGAAGTAGTCAATGGAGCCCAAGCAAGCAAAGTACCACCAGTTGAAGCAGTATAAATACCTGCCCAACCGATTGTTCCCCAATTTCCACCAGAGGCAGCAGCAAACTCAATTGCGGCAGCGTTAGTAAAAGTTGTTGCAGTACCGCTACCAGAAATAGTTCCAGCAGATACACGGGCATAACCATTACCAGTTACTTCTGTACCACCACCAGTATCACTAGGGGCAGCAGTAAATAATCCTACAAACCATGCGGTAGGACGAGTAACAGCACCTGTATTAAACAAGTACGTTAGTGCAAGATTTTCTGTGTAGTCTGTAAATGATGACATTTTTTATCCCAAAGTACGGGCACGAACAAGTGGAGTTGAAGAAACAGAAGCCCTTTCATCTGCTACCTCAATGTCGCCCAAGGAGTTGACATACATCTGACTCCATACTGGTAGACGTTCATCGTCTTTCAAATATGGTGTAGCCTCTATTAGCGCACCATATAGGTACAAGTCTGGGGCATAAGCTAAAAGCCAGTTGCTTGTGTTTGAATCACTCAACGCAGGAATCTTAGCATAATATGTAAGTTCTGCGCTATATGTTGTATCTGGAGTAGGAATAAATTCTAACTGAGAACCAGTAATTGTGTAATAAGCTGGCGTTCCAACAGTAGTATATCTAGTAGCCTTTAATTCATCCCCTTGAGCTTCAGTTACAAACTTAAGCCTTGTTATAGGATTTGTGTTTAATTGAAACTCTTTGGCCTCTAGCCAATCAGCAGGGTAGGCAAAAAATGCAGTTTCAATTTGACCTTCAGCCCTAGTAACCATTTGTCTAACACGCAACTTGCGGTTAAATTTAGCTTCTGCAATAGTGATAAAGCTAGGAATAATAGCCGTCAGGTCATCCCGATTGAGATAATCCGCTATTGTTGCTTTAAGCCCTGCAAAAGTATTAAGTGCCATTTTCTACATCCCTACACATTAGTGTGTGTTCATGTTTGTATTCAAATGTGCCAATATGGTGGATCTGCTTTGAAAGATCCTGGTCAACATAAGTTTTATGCCCATTCTGAGCGGCTCTACGGCAAAACCATACATCTTCACCAATATAGTCTTCCGCAGCGGGAACCCAAGGGATAGCAAACCAAGGATATTCCATAGATTTGTAGACTTCGGATTTAACGAGCATAACGCCCATTCCGCAGTAGTCTACTTCAACAAGTCCTGTTGAATCGTCCTCAGTATATACCCGATTGATAAAAGTTGCATCCATATCT